GATCCAAGTGAGACTTTCTAATGTTCGGTGATCCTTTCTATCATAACTCAATAAGAAATATGGTTGCAGTATTTGGAACTATATTCAATAATATTAGTGTTGTTAAAAGAGACAGCAGCAACAAAGTTTTATCTTCTGCAAGAGTACCTTTGGCATATGGTCCAAGGCAAAAGTTTTTAGCAAGAATTGAATCAAGACCTGATCTTAATTCACCTAACGTTGCTATAAAACTTCCACGTATGTCATTTGAAATTACAAACTTGCAGTATGATACAAATACAAAATTATCTAAAAATACAAATCAAATCGTTAATTCTACGACGGCCAATACGAGAGACAAATATTTAGGTCCAGTCCCCTATCGTATTGGTTTTCAACTCAATATCATAACGAAGCAACAAGATGATGCTTTACAGATACTTGAGCAGATATTGCCGTTCTTTCAACCTGAATACACAGTCACGGTGAAAGAAGCCAATGGTGTATTTAAAGCTGATACGCCGATAACTTTAACTTCAATAGCTCTGAACGATGACTATGAAGGAGATTTTTTATCGAGAAGAGCAATCATTTACACACTAGATTTCGAAACGAGGGTAAGATTTTATGGACCAAAAACGTCTGCCGGATTTATTAGAACAGTCATTACTGATTTCAATCAGTTTAGCACTAATGCGATGATAGAGAAGATTACTACTACAACTAATCCAACTAACGCGCAACCAGGAGACACATTTACAGTAACTAACACTTTTACTTTTCCAACTGTACCAGACTTTCAGCAAGTTACAGTGACAACAGGATCTACTGCTACTTATCAAGCTAATGAAAGCGTATCTGGCTCTGTATCAGGAGCAACAGGCATAATGGTACAACAATCAAATCTAACAGCGTCAGGATCAACGTTAAAGCTAGGAAGTCTTGATGCAAACTTTGTGGTTGGAGAAACTATAACCGGCGCAAGTTCAAGCGCTGTAGCAACAGTTGCAACCGTTACGGACTTACCACTATGAGTAAAAAAGAAGTACAAGACGATTACGATTTTACCAGAAGTATGTATTACAATCTGGCAGAAAAAGGACAAGAAGGTATTGACCTTCTGTTAGATCTTGCTCGTGAAAGCGAGCACCCAAGAGCTTTTGAAGTTCTTTCAAATTCTATCAGGCAAAACGCTGACGTGGTTGAAAAACTGATGAAACTTCAAAAGGATAAAAAAGAGATTGATCATGATAAATTATCTCTTCCAAATAGTATGACGCAAAATAATGTATTCGTAGGATCAACAACCGATCTTCAACGAATGTTGATAGATAAAGCGAAGAAGAAAGAGAAAACAGTTGAGCACGTCCCTAAAGAATAGTGAGTTTGGTTACCTTGGCAATCCTCAAATAAAAAGGGATGGCGTAGAACAACAATGGAACCAAGACGAAGTATTTGAATATGCAAAATGCATGAAAGATCCTGTGTATTTTGCTAAAAAGTATATAAAAATTATTTCACTTGATGAAGGTCTTATTCCTTTTAATCTCTATGATTATCAGGAAAAGATGTTTAAAACATTTAATTCAAATAGATTTAGTATTGTATTAGCCTGTAGACAATCAGGTAAATCAATTAGTTCGGTTGTTTATATCTTATGGTATGCAATATTTAATCCTGAAAAGACAGTAGCAATACTTGCAAACAAAGGTGCTACTGCTAGAGAGATGTTGGCCAGAATACAAATTGCTCTCGAAAACTTACCTTTCTTTTTACAGCCAGGATGTAAAATTGTTAATAAAGGTAATTTAGAATTTAGTAACAATAGTAGAATTGTTGCGGCTGCAACTTCAGGATCATCTATCCGAGGTATGTCAGTTAACTTACTATTTTTAGATGAGTTTGCTTTTGTAGAAGATGCTGCAAAGTTTTACACATCAACATATCCTGTGGTATCTTCAGGTGAGGATACTAAAGTAATTATTACTTCAACAGCCAATGGAGTTGGAAATGTATTTCATAAACTATGGGAAGGTGCTGTACAAAAAACTAATGACTATCAACCTTTTAGGATTGATTGGTGGGATGTACCCGGCCGTGATGAAGAGTGGAAAGAACAAACAATTGCAAACACGTCAGAATTACAATTTGACCAAGAGTTCGGTAATAACTTTCACGGAACTGGAAACACTCTTATTTCAGGGAATATACTTCTACAACTCAAAGCTCAACCACCAATCTACCGACAAGAATCTGTAGCAGTTTATCAGAAGCCTGCTGCTGGTGCAAAATACATGATTTTTGTTGATAGCGCGAAGGGAAGAGGTCTGGATTATTCTACATTTAATGTGATCGATATTAGCGCACGCCCATTTAAACAGGTCGCTGTTTATCGCGATAATAATATCTCTCCATTGCTCTTCCCTGATATTATCTATAAATATGCGAAAACCTACAATGATGCTTATGTAGTTATTGAGAACAATGACTCAGGTGCGGTAGTTTGTAATGGTTTATATTATGATTTAGAATATGAAAACGTTTATGTTGAATCTGCAGTAAAATCAAATGCTGTAGGTGTATTAATGACAAAGAAAGTTAAAAGAATCGGATGTTCTAATTTAAAAGACTTTATAGAAAATTTTAAATTAGAAATTGTAGATGCAGACACTATCATGGAGTTATCTACATTTGTAGCAAAAGGTACAAGTTATGAAGCCGAAGCTACAAACCATGATGATTTGGTTATGAATTTAGTATTATTTGGTTGGTTTGCAACCACATTTTACTTTGCGGAAATGACAGATATTAATGTAAAAGATATGATGTTCAGTGAACATATGAAAGCTCTAGAAGAAGAACTTACACCAGTAGGATTCATGCCTGATAATAAACAGGTTGAAGAAGAAGTTATTGATGGTGACTTATGGAAAACTGTATCAAAGACCGGATTATACTAGGTTTTAATTATTTATAAATAATATTATGAAAATTACCGTATTATGATAATCATTTAATGTTAATTTAGAAGGGGAATAAAAATGTCTTTCCAAGTATCTCCAGGTGTACGCGTTAAAGAGGTTGACCTCACTAACGTAGTTCCTGCAGTCTCTTCTTCTATTGGTGCTTTCGCGGGTGCATTCTCGTGGGGACCAATGGGGATACCGACTCAGGTCACCTCAGAAAATGACTTGGCTGAAAAATTTGGTACTCCTAACACTACTAATAATACTTCTTACTTTACCGCTGCGGCCTTTCTTCAATACGGTAATGATCTAAGAGTTATTAGAGCTTCAACTGGTGCACTTAATGCTGTTGCATCAGGATCTGCTGTTAAAATTGCAAATAGCTCAAGTTATACACAGAGTTTTGAAGCTGGTCAAGGAAGTGTAGGACCATGGGCAGCTAAGTATCCCGGAACACTGGGTAACTCATTAAGAGTTGAAGTGTGTTCGTCCTCTGGCTTTGCCAGCTGGGCATATGCAACGCAGTTTGATGCCGCGCCAGGTACATCATCAACTGCTACTAAACTAGGCGTAACAGGCGCTCTTGACGAATTGCACATCGTAGTCTTAGATGAAGATGGAGCATGGACAGGAACAGCTAATACAATCTTAGAAACTTTTGCTTTCGTATCAATGGCAGCTGATGCTAAAAATGATAACGGAACTTCAAATTTCTATAAAGAGGTAGTAAACGCTGAATCCGAATATATTTGGTGGATGGATCACGACACAGGTCTAACTGACGCAGGTATCTCATTATCGGCACAGGCTACAAGTAAAGTCTTTGACGGCGATGGTGGAACTGCAATAGCTACTAGCTTATCAGGTGGAACTGATGATGACGCATACACAGCAGGCGAAATTCAATCCGCCTTTGATGCTGTAGAAGATGCATCAACATTTGATGTTAACATCTTGATTGCACCACCACTTGATGCAACTCTATCTGGATCTGGATCTGATTGTATCGCGATTGCAAACGATTTGATTGCAATATGTGAAGCAAGAAAAGATGCAGTGTGTGTAATATCACCACCTGTTAGTTTTACACAAAACCCTGGTGCAAACACATCAGTTACATTAGTTGGCGGTGGCACAGCAGCTACAACAAGACCTGCTCTTGTTAAAGCATTTGCTGATTATCTAACTTCAAGTTCATATGGAATATTGGACTCAACATCATCACTAGTATACGATAAGTATAATGATAGATTTGTTGATATTCCATCAAGTGGACATGTAGCCGGACTTCTTGCAAATACTGATAATGTTGCAGATGCATGGTTCTCACCTGCAGGTTTCAACAGAGGTCAGTTGCTTGGTGTAACTAAAGTCAACTTCAACCCAAAGCAAGCAGAAAGAGATACTCTTTATAAAGCAAGAGTTAATCCTATTGTTGCATTCCCAGGTGAAGGTACAATACTCTTTGGAGATAAAACACTCCTATCGAGACCTTCTGCCTTTGACAGAATCAACGTAAGAAGACTCTTTATTGTTCTTGAAAAAGCAATCTCTACAGCTGCTAAGTTTC